TTCTTATAGGGGTATTGAGCTTCGTCGTAATAATTGATTCGTTGTCTGCAGTGCCGTTTCCCGTACTTCAAGTCGCTACAAATGTCAGTAACAGTCACGTGTTCTTTGTCTTCGGCTTTTCGCAGTCCCCTTCCGATTGCTTGAATCACCCTGATAAATGACTTCCCTATATCAATCACCATTAGGTTGAAAATGCGTCGGATGTTGATACCTGTTCCAGCAATGTGAACGGTGGCAATGACAACGAGATCATCGGTATCTTTGAACATGTCGTAAACTTTTTGTCGTTGGATTGGTGACTTAACATCCTTACCGTTGATAAAAATTGCACCGTCAATTTCAGCAGTGAGCTTACGACCGAAAGCAATGTTGTCCACGAGACACAATACGTTTCCTTTCTTCAGGTCACGCTTGGTTTCAATATAGTGGGCGATCCACTCAATACGATCAGTGTGGTGGTGAAGATATGATTTTTCAGAAGTGTAGTCAGGAAAATAACCATCTTTGAATTGTATATACGTAGGTGGTTTACCAATTGATTCTTCCTTACAAAATGCACCCCATTCTTGTTTTAGATCCTCTTCCAGTTGAATAAGATCAATGTTTAAGTTAGCTAACACACCTTCGCTAATGAGTTCACGAGCAAGCGTTTCTGACCGTTGAGGACCAACAGCAACGTGTACAGACATCAAGTCAGACGCCTCTCTTGGCATTGTGCCTGTGAAACCAAATCTGTAGGGCATGTTGGCAGCATGATCTGTCACAATCTTTGATAAGACGTTGCCTCGCAGACCATGACACTCGTCAACGATCACCATGTCAAACATGTTGACTACTTTGGGATTATTTTGAAGTGCTTGCCACGTAGAAACGACGTGTGGATGGTTTAATGTTTTGTGTGTTCCACTATACTCACCAGTATCTAATTTACAGTTAAGATATTCAAGCTTTGTTTGTCGGATTAATGTTTGGTTTGGAACAACCGTCAAGGACTTGATGCCGTGTTGACTATATGCTGTAACAAGAGCTGCACACGCAAGCGTTTTTCCTGCTCCAGTTCCTGCAACACAAACACCATAGCCGTATTCTATTAGAGCGTTGACAGCTTTGACTTGGTCTTCACGAAGAATGATCGGTATGCCTGTTTCCATGTGAGCGATGTGCTCAAAAATGTTTGCTTGAATTGGTTCGGGCTTAACAACGTTGGTGGATCGGAGGTCTTCGACAACTACTTTATAGCCAAGTTCAACGAGGCGAGGCAGTATATCGTCTATCAAATAGAGATACGTCTTCGCTGTCTTGTAGAAGTAGCGAATCTTTCCGTCCCATTGACCCAGCTTGTATTTGGGATTGAAGAAATAGTTTGGTGCGTGGACACCATACTTTTCGTAAAAATATTTTAGATGTTCATCCCGAAGTCCCACGAGAGCCATGGATACTTCATCGAGAATTCGAACCTTGACGTGTCCACGTTCCATTAGATTACGTCTCGATATACGTCCTTGACGCGAGATTCGGTATGATCACGAATAGCAAACCCACGTTTTTCAAAAGCGTTATCAACCTCAACAAACTTTTTGTAGATCTCTTCAACCCAAAGGAGGACATCCATAGCAGTGAGATACTCTTCGTTGGAATCAACATACTTGTCAATCTGACGTTCCGATGCTGCATGTGAATCGTTCTCTTTGTACCACCTGTGTAGACGACCTCTTATCGCATAGACTCTTGCTTCTGTGCGTTTGTGGAGGACATGAAGTTCAGCTTTTCTCACACCGTAAAAGTACGCAAGAGAGGCTTGCTCCCGTTGTGCATCGCCGAGACTTTTTCCTTTTAAAGCAATATCCGCCGTCGCCCCTTCAAGAGTTTTCTCATATTCTTGAATTGTAGCATTTAGCTTTTCTACTTCGTCGGGAGTAAACGGATCCGACTTTTTAGATCTATCGTTCTTCAATGTTTGATTCCTTTTGTCTCATTACCAAATATCAACAGCTGTTGAATTTGTTCGTGCGTTAGGTGTGACGTATCAAATTCAGGCTGCGGACGATTGATTGGTACGTTGTTGTCCTGTTGTTCTGGAACAGATTGCTGTCCTGCTTGTCGTGTTTTTGCCCGATGTGCAGCTACTCCAGCTGTCTCCATCAAGTATCCTACTATCTCTTCCTTTGGCCGAAGGATCAACTCAAGTGGAAGACCAACACGGAACAAACGAACGGAGGCCCGTCCGTCTTCTGGCATAGGCGACAACGCTTGAATAACAGGTGGAACTTTTTGATCGTCTCCATATATGATTGATGCAACAAGCAACATGATATTGTCAACCAACTGCGTCTCCAACCACGAGACGTTTTCAAACGGCACATTAAACAGCGTGACCAGGGCCTCAAGGGCAGTTGGACCAACTGTCTCAAAGATCTTTTCTGTAGATTTTTGGTAAAGCTTGTCTCGGCCCTCAAAGAGACTGACCAGGTGTTTTATTTTTTCGAGCTGGTCTTGTTCCATTGTGTTCCCTTACTTTTTGAGTTTTGCCTTTCGGCGCGCGGCTGTTTCTTCGGGTGTTTCTGTTGTTTCATCAGCATCAGCATCATCCGTTTGTGCCTTTAAGAACGCATTTGCTTGTGCTTCCCCTGCGAGAAGGATCGACTCGGCATACTGCTCAATATCTTTTGAATACCACGTTTGGTCTTTTCCTGTGAGTGCGTACCGTGATCCTTTCTTTTCGACGATGCCCATGTCAACTGCTGTTTCCAACAGACCAGAATATGGATCCATTCCTGTGTCGTACGGAACTTCAATCACAACTGTTTGGAACGGCTTGGTGAAGCGCGTCTTGTATCCTTCACATTTCATGCGAATACCGATAGCCACGTTGGCCTCTTTATCTTTGAGCTTGAGTTTTGACAGTAAGACAATTTGCGAAGCAGAATACTTCACTGCATCACCGACGATCCACACACCTTCACCATTCAACACGTCTTGGTTTTTATACACTTGTGAAGTGACAATCATTGAAACGTTGAGACGCTTGACGTCTTGAAGAAACGTGCGAAGCATTTGTTTCAACTGCTTATTCTTCTGACCTTGATCGCCCTTTTGAACACCCTTGTCGTAGTGCTCTTGTTCTGTTTCGGTGATTAGCATGTCAAGTGAATCAATCAACACTAACGCTTGTGGTGCCTTGTCGTCATTACCAAACGAGTCCTTATATCCTTTCAGAAACCGTGAGACTACTTTTGCCACGTCATTAATTGTGACCACGTCTGTGTAAACATAGTCGTCACGTTTGGTGTCCACACCAATCTTTCGCATGAACTCATCGTCGAGTGCGTTTTCCGAATCAACAACAAGAATCATTGCGCCTGCTTGTTGTGCTGCACGAACGACGTTCGCCGCCACAAAACTCTTACCAGCTCCTGATGGTCCAGCAAGGTTTGTAATACGACCCTGTGGAATACCTTTGTAGAAGCTGCCTGAGACAACCTTGTTGAGAACAAAGTTGCCAGTTGAATACCAATAGCGTGGTGGAGTTGATGATGTACCAATCCCTTCCATGTCGGTGAGTTCTTTTGAAAAATCTTTTAGAAAATCTTGTTTTGCCATTATTGTTCTCCAAGAGGTAGAGGGAGTTCGTCCCTCTACACCCTATCTGCAGTTAATTACGACTTGGTGTTACGACGTGCACGAATTGCTGCAAGCATAGCATCGACGTCTGTCGTTGCGTCAGCGTCAGCTGCTTCTTCGGCTTCTTCGTCCTTTACGACAGGCTTCTTGCCTGCCTTAACGGGCGCTGGAGTTTCAGCAGCAACCTTTGCAGCAGGTTTCTTATCTGCCTTGGCTGGAGCTGGTGTCTCGTCGTCTTCATCTCCGTTTTCAACGGACTCGCCATTTAGGTCAGCGTTCAACAAGGCTTGTACTTTCTCTTCACCAGGATTCTTTGGTAGTAGAGTTGCAAGCTCGATCATGCCTTCTTCAACGACTGCAAGTTCGCCTTCCGACAGAGCTCGTGGTGCGTTCTTGAACTTGGAACCAACCACATAGGTCGAATATTGACCTTGCTCTGACTTCTTGATGATGAAATCATATCCTTCATCAAAAGCGTACGGAATTGACTCGAGTTCATCGCTTGCGAATGCTTCCTTGATGATGTTGTACAATTGATAACCAAGTGAAACGAAACGGACTTTGCCTTCGTGATTCTCGCCTGAATCCTTATCGGCTTCAAGAGGATCTTCCACGACAAGTGCTTGGGCGATGTATTGCTTCTTTCGCCAATACTTCTTTCCATTTACCTCGTCCTTGTGTTTGTAATAGTCTTGCGACACCTTACAAATTGGACAGTCTTCACCGTACATGCTAAGACATGGTGTGTTTTTCTTTTGGCCGTTGATGGTCAGGTTATGGAACACCTTTTCAACGAGAAAGCCACGGATGTTATTTTCATCCCTGTCAGGCAAGAAACGAACGACGGCTTTTTCACCGGCTTTCATTAGCCAAAATGGATAGTAGTTGTTGGGTTGGGAACTGCGTTCTTCACGCTCTGGGGTACTGAATGCCGCTTTTAGTGCTTCTAGAGATTTTTTAGACATTTGTTTTCTCCTTCTA